TAACTTTAGCTTCAGCAAATGGTATAACCGTAACAGGTGGTACAACTGCAAACGCTACAGTTGGTGTAAACTATACAGCTGCAAGTAATAACCTTGTACATCCTGCCACCACTATTACTGACTTATCTCAAGGTACTTCTTATGGTACTTATTTTTTATGTGCAAATAGCAACCCAGGTATTACTTATGGTGCGGTTAGTAAAATAAGAACTGGTCACATGAGACTAAATGACTTTGGCGCTCCAGATGGTTCTGTCAATATGAATGCTCAAAAAATTACTAATGTTGCAACACCAACAGGAACTACAGATGCAGCCAATAAAGCTTATGTGGATGCAAGCGTACCAAGTTTAACTAATTATGTAACACTCAACACTGCCCAAACAATAACTGGTGCTAAAACTTTTAATAGCAACGTTGGTATCGGAACGACTAGTCCTAATACAAAGCTTGATGTAATATCAGGAACCAACAACGGTATTAGAATATCAGCAACAGACACTACTAGTAACTGGAGAGATATTGATATAAGATCATATGTAACAGAAGCAGAAGCAGACGCTTTAACTGATCATACCCACTTCTTTACTACAAATCCATCAGGGGCAACGGAGACGGCTTTTAGTAAATATGGAGGGACAGTTATTCAGGGTAGAGATGATGGAAATTCTAGTTTTGCAATTAGATTAGGTAATGGTGGAGGATATGCTACAAGAATGTTTATGGATGCTGTTGGAGTTACTACATTTAGCAATACAGTTCAAGCTTCAGGTTACAAATCGTCTGATGGATCAGCTGGAATAACTGGTACAATGACTTTTGTAGATAAGGACAGTGTAACAAGAACTATAACATACAAAAACGGACTAGTAGTAGGAGTAACACCATAACCACCTGACTAATGGAATTAATACAAGATTGGATAAAAGAAGATAGACAAAAATTACTAGACTCAGTACTCGAAAACATCGACACTGAGTTTAGCGACATACTAGTTTACGGAAGCAGGGTTTTTGGGAATTTCAACCCAGTATCTGATATTGATTTTGTTATTTACACAAAACAATATAAAGATAAAGAAAACTTTAACTACTACTTTGATGGTGTAGCAAATCCAGATAGCAAGTATAATAACATTGGAATTAGTATTAAATACAAAAGTGACGTAAATTACTTAAAGGATACTTGGGAGAGTTGTGGGTACACGTATTTTTTGCCAAGATACTCGCTACTGACTGATACATTTTACGAAGGTAACAATAATCACGTTTTACATCATCAAGGCATGAGAGCTTTAATTAAAGAGTATAAAGGATGGAATGTACCTTTTGAAGAATATAAAATTAAAAACAGTAAATTACTGAAATAGTTAAATAAATAAAAATTATGATTACATACGATTGGAATTGTAGAACAGTAGATGCTCGCCCTTTAGAGGATGGAGAAGTAGATGTAGTATATAATGTTCACTGGATAGTGACAGGTGTTTCAGATGAGCTAAAGCCAGACGATTCAGCTTATTCAGCTACTAATATCGGTACTCAAAACGTGCCTTGGAATCCAGAAGGTGCATTTATACCATTTGAAGACTTAACTAATGAAATAGTTGTTGAGTGGACTCAAGCAGCGATGGGCGAAGAGCAGGTTACGTCTATTGAGGCTAGTATAGCTAGTCAGATAGAAAGCCTTATAAACCCAACTTCAATTACCCTAACTATTGGAGAACCGGTTCCTCCGGTAGAATAAAAACATTAAAGATTATAAAATCTTTTTTTGTATATTTGTTAATCAATAATAATTAAATTAAATCAAATGTCAAAACAATTAAGTAAAGAGCAGTTAGAGTTATTACAGGGTTTACAAAAACAGTTTAATGATTCAAAATTTGAAATAGCAGATTTAGAGATTAAAAAAGCTGATTTAATTACTAGCATTGCTGGTATTAAGGCAAAATTTGCAGAACAAGAAAAGTCTTTAATGGAAGAGTTTGGCTCGAATGCAGTTATTAACTTACAAACTGGTGAGGTAAAAGACCAAGAGCCAGTAATAGAAGCGCCTTTAGAGGTAGTAGAATAAAACACCATGGCAAAAATTAGCAACACATCGGCATACCCAAATATTACAACTCTTGACTCAGCAGATTATTTAATTATAACTGATGCTGAAAACAATTTAATGACTAAGACGTGTACATTAAGTACACTACAATCTTTATTTGGTATTGACACTGTAGTAACTAAAGTGGCCGTAACAAGTTCTCAATTAGCAACTATTTTTACATCACCAATTACATTAATCCCTAATCCCGGAGCTGGTAAAGTTTTAGATATTATGAGTGTAATGATTTCATTTGATGCAGGTAATACTGTTTATGATTTTGGCGCTGGAAACCCTTTGATTTTAGAGGCTAATAATATACCTCTATTTACAATAGCTGCTGCAACTTTAAATAGTGCAACAGATATTGTTGCTAAATTAGCATTAAATGCTGCTGCTTCAAGTCAAATAAATATTCCTTTGGGAACGCCATTACTTTTACAAGCTACATCAGCTAACCCAACTCAAGGAAATGGACTTTTATATTTAAACATATTTTATAGAGTTCTTACGGTAGGAACATCATTTTAATTAAATGGACATAAGGAAAATTTCGATTGGAGCAGATTACAAGTCTGGTGCTATGCATTACATAGTTGGCCAGAATGTTTTGGGAGGTTCTTATTTAATACAACACATTATCTACGATAATGATTCTTATAAAATTTGGATTATAAAAGGAGACGAAGTTTTATTGTGGAAAGAATTTAGAACTACGCTTCCTATTTCTTTAGAATACAACATAAATTTTTAGCACTTAAATTAAATGCAATCACCTTACAATTTTATTGTCCAACCTTTAGAGGGTAGGAGATATGATAATATAAAAAAATACGGAGATCATAAATTCCTTACAAGTACATCCGAAGAAGACCACAAGTCTTCTAATAGATTTGCTAAAGTTGTAGCCACGCCTATTGGCTATAATGGGCCTGTTGAAAAAGGAGATACTCTTTTGGTACACCATAATGTTTTTAAATTTTACAATGACATGTATGGTAACAGAAAAAGTGGAAAAAGCTTTTTTAAAGAAGATCTTTTTTTTGTAGATGTAGACCAGTTTTATATGTATAAAAATAGTGACGGTTGGGTAGGGTATGATAAGTATTGTTTTATTCAGCCTTTACCGGCTAAAGAAACGTATCTCAAGAAGAATTGTAAGTTTGAGCCATTAACCGGAACTGTAAAGTATATAAATCAACAGCTACTAGATAAAGGAGTAAAAGTTGGTGATGTAGTTCTGTATCAGCCAGACTCAGAGTATGAGTTTATGGTTGATGATGAGTTGCTTTACAGAATGTATACTGACAATATAACGGTAGTTTTATGATAGAGTTAGAGGATTGGTTTAAGATGTTAAAAGAAAATAATATTGACCCAAAGCTTCTAGAAAAATATTTAAAAAGTAAACAATTTTTATTAAAAGCAGGTAAGGTTGTTGATGATAAAAATAAAAATTATGTTGTAGCAAAATCAAAAATAAAAGGAAAAGGAATTTTTGCTAAAAAAGATTTTATTATTGGCGACAAAATAGGTTTTGGAATGAGGGATAACAATCGAACTTATTTAGGTAGATATGTTAATCATAGTCCAATGTGTAATGTTAAGTTTTTATTTTTAAAAGAAAATAATGATTCTGTTTTAATTGCAATAAAACCTATTAATAAAGATGAAGAAATTGTAGCAAATTACAGAGACCATACTTTTAATAAAGAATATTATTATGGATGTAAATAAAATTAAATTACAAATAATAAACGCAGGCGAAAAGGCTGTGCTTCAGTTAATTCAGGTTGCTCAAGAGCAGATTATAAAATACGGTGAGGATGACGAGCTTGCTGCTGACAAATTAAAGAATGCAGCCGCTACTAAAAAACTTGCAATATTTGATGCTTTTGAAATATTAAAAAGAATAACAGAAGAAAAAGATTTAATAGACGGAGTAGACAATAAATCAAATAACACACCAAAAGGATTTGCTGAGTCAAGATCAAGATAATAAAATATACAGGGAGCTTATAAACTTAGTTCCTAAAAATGTATTAGCTACTAAAAATAAAGCTAAATCTTGGCAGTACGGATATAATGAAAAATATAATTTTGTTGTAATATCAAAGACAGGGGAAATTGATCAAATATTAAATGTTCAAGGTTTAAATATTGCGCTCCCTAAAATATCTAAAGAAGTTTTTCAAAGGTCTGATAAAAAAGAAAAACAATACTGGGAACCTCAAGGAATCCCTAAACAACTACAAAAAATAAAATCTATTTTCCAGTGGCATAATGCTCCTGCAAGTTTTAAGAATCAATGGATAGACTACATAGAAAGTCAGTTTGATTATAGAGAGCAAGGGTATTGGTTTATGAATAATGGAAAACCTACTTACATTACTGGTTCTCATTGGATGTACATACAGCACACTAAAATTGATATTGGTTTACCTGACTTTAGGGAGGCAAATAGAATTTTTTACATACACTGGGAAGCTTGTAAAGCTGATAAAAGAAGTTTTGGTAATAGTTATTTAAAAATTAGACGTTCTGGGTTTTCCTATATGGGAAGTGAAGAGTGCGCTAATATTGGTACTATAACTA